TTGCTTCTTTGGTTTGATTTCTACTACGTAAGTTTCTATGTTTCCGTCTTTTAGTGCCTCAAATAAAAAATCTGGATAATATTGGTGCATTTGTTTGTCTATAGTAGATAGGTAAGGAATTTTTAATTCTTCGCTACACCAACGAATAATATTATTATTTTGATCTAAATATTTACAAAATTTACGCTCCCAATTAGACCTGCAAACTATGTTTTGAGAATTTCCAACATATTTATCAAGAAATTCTGGTTTATATTTGGTTTTATATGCCATATTTCCAACTATATATCTATAACAACCTATGGGCGTAATTCAATTTCCACCAGCTGGCGATCCTTTTGCAAACGATATTCCTATTTGGATGACGTTTTATTGTTCTTTTTACAGTACATTTTCTGCAAATAGAACCAAAAATTCTATTATTGATAGAGCATATAACAAAATATCTATACCATACCCTCAACAACATAAAACACTAAATTCTCAGTCATACGAAATGGGAGGAAGTTTAAATGTTAGAGCAGTAGAAAAGGGGAGTATAAGCGGAATGGTTGAAGCTCAAATTGCCGCTACAGCAGAACTGGCTACTAGTTTTTTTAGTGGCGGCGGAGTTGTTCGTTTTGATCATTTTGAGAGTCGATTAAAGCCAGGAGACAGAAGAACTCATAATTTTGATATTAATATGATATCAAAAACTGCTGGTCAAGCAGAAGCAGCTAATAATATAGCACTAACATTTCAAACAAATGTTTTTCCTATTGCTTCTGATGGTTCCATATTAACCATGATTCATCCTCCTTTGTGGTGTTTTAATGCGTTAGTTATAGGAACTAATAATTCGAATATTCAGTCCTATTGGGACGGACAGCCATTAGCTTGTGTTTTGCGTACTGTAGATATTAATAGATCTCCTATACTAAACCTTCCAATTATAGGAAGTGATTTTAAGCCAGTGGCATTAAATATGAAATTATCTTTTATAGAGCTGGAACCAGCAATGCAAAAGGGCGATGGATCATTGAGAATTATAAGTCGATCAGAAAGATTAGCTGGTAAATAATGTTTGAATATTTTCCTAAAATTGATTATAATTTTAACGGAATTACACAAACTGTAGTTAACGTATTTAAATCTATTAATTTAGAAATTGATGACTCCGAAACATTATTAAGTAAGACGATTAGTCCTTCTGATAGACCAGATAAAATAGCAAATGATCTCTATAAACGTTCAGATTTTCTTTGGTCTTTGTTTTTATGTAATAAAATTAAAAATCCATTAAGTGAATGGACACAAACACAAAGTAGTTATACTGACAGAATAGAAACAGAATATGACGGATGGTCGTATCAATTTGCAAATAATTCTAAATATCTTCCTGGCACAACATTTTATTTTAATAGTGATAAAACGGATTCATATCTTGGCGTAGATTTGAGTGGAATATCTGCTGGTGATGTAATAATTTATGAAACTGGCACTGGTCCCTTTTCTATTAAGTGTTTGGGTGCTGGTGGTATTACTTCTTATAGCTCTTGCGGAAGTCCTCAGTTTGGTCAAAGTTTAATTCCAGACAATTTTAATAAACAAAGTATTATTACTAAAATATCTGCTGGAGATAATTTTACTACTTGCCTAGATAAAGATGGAAAAATATATGCCTGGGGAAATGTTCCAAGTGGTATTCTTGCTAGTTTTACACAACAGAATAGACTATTTACTTCTAAAAATAGAAATTATTCTTTTGTCAATAGTAGCGGAGATAATATAATAGCAATTGATGGGTCTGGTGCATTAGTTTGTTTTGGTGGGTGTACTGCATTTAATGCAAGTTATGCTGGTCAAACTGGATTTGTTAAGACTGCATGGACTACAAGTGGCATTAGTGGTGGCGTTGCTATTAAATCTGATGGTACAGTAGTAAATTTTGGTTTAAGCGGCCCAATAGGAACTAATTTAACTGATGTTAGTTGTGGGTATAATTTTTGTCTAGGTATATTACAGAGTACTCTAGGAATTACTGTTTGGGGAAATAGTAATTATCAAATAAAGTCTAATATGCCTACTGTCACAGGAGTAACTGCTATATCTGCTGGTTATGGACATGCTTTAGCTTTAGATAATGATGGAAAAATTTATGGTTGGGGATTAGATACACACAACGAAATAACAACATTTAGTGGATCAAATTATACTAATATATCTGCAGGTTTCAAACATTCTGCCGCACTAACGTCTGAAGGAAATGTTGAGTGGTTAGGCAGAATAGTAACGTACTATGGTGGTGGTAGTTGTTTAGGAATAACAACAGAAACAGAGATTGGTAATTTTGTATCTAATGAAAATAGTATACCTGGCCCCTTTTCTAAATTATGTTCTGGTCATAATCATATAGTATTAAAAAATTCTGGTGTAAATAAAAAATATATTGGCGTTGTTGATAACGTAGACGATTTATACAAAAGAATATTTGTAAAATCGTATAGTTTTTATGATAATAATCCTATATTGTTAAATAACTCTACAGGAACAACAGTGTCTGTTTGGAGGGTATTACCTAGCGGTAGCTATAGACAAATAAAAACTATTCAACATCAATTATTAACTATTCAAAAATATTTAGATTCTGCTTTGTATATGGAACAATATGGTGTTCTTTTAGATCCAACAATAGAAAATAATTGGAAATATTTATATTTACCAAATCACCAAATAAAAGAAATTGACTACATTATAACTTTACGAGAATATTTAATGGATGTTGACTATATTAACAAACTTAAAATTTCGTATCTTGATATAGAAACATTACAATTGTTAAAAACTAAAATATCAACATCTATAAAAATTTCTGATCATATTAATATTAAAACTAGTGAATTATTATGATAAACACAAACGAACGTAATTTTCCAAATATAAATATTTCCAATGTGTCGTTGTTTGTTAGACATGCTGAAAATAAAAGCGTTTCCTTTCAGATTTTCCCAAGAACAAAATTTATTGAAAACGAAACTTTTATATTTGACCAAATTTCTATAAAAGAAGATATGTTTGCAGAAAGTGTGTTTGGTTCAATAGAGTTTTATGATTCTACTTATATTGTAGATCAATTAAATATGACTTCCTTTGATGATGTCTTTTTTACTCTTGATGGCACAGAATATTTTTTTAGAATTTTAGATATTAATATAGATTCTGATCTAGCAGACAAACATACTCACGGAGCAGCAGGTAGTGTTAATCATGTAACTATAAGATTTGCGTCTGATGAATTTGTTTATAGAAATTTTGATACCTCTTTAGAGAATAATTTTATAGGAAAAATTTCAAAAAATAAAACAGACCCAAGGATACAAGAAGTTCCAGAAGGATTTGATCCTGTTGATTATAAAAAGGCTGAAGATGATATGAATTCTAATTCGTCTCTAGACGAGTACGGGGAGTTGGTCCTGGGCACCGAACCCGAATATGGTGCTGGTCTTGTTCAAAAATTAATAAACGAACAGCAAAAAAATCAAACAAAAACAAATACTTCAATAAAACCAAAACCACTAATAGCGGATCCAACATATAATGATGTTTGGTTAAAAACAGAAAATTTCTTTTATCCTCACTTTAAACCTAGTAACGGATTACGTATATCTCAAATAATGAATTATCTTTGCGAATATGCTTGTGATGCAGTTAATAAAAATGCAGTTAATTTTTTTTTCTGGGAAGATTTAGATAATTGGAATTTTCGTTCTATCGAAAGTTTACTAACAAAAGAAAAATCACAAGGATTTTATAATTTAGGAGGCGATAAAGGTAGTTCTGAAAATTATAATGATACTGTAATTTCATTAGAAGTTATTAGTGATACTTCTCCTATTAAATTGCTTGATTCTGGTGCACTATTCAGTGAATATATTTTTTCGGTTCCTGATTGGGGAAATCCTTACCGTAAATTTTTGGATACTGCAGAGAGTATAAAAAAAACACAAGTTACTTATAACTATAAAGAAGATGCAAGTAGCTGGAAACATATTGCAGACAATTCCGTAATAACAAAATTTGTTGAAGATAGTATCTATAAACTTAAAGAATACTCAACAAATCGAATCACTGATGCGCAGTATGGTTTTTATGGTAATCCATATAACACAGATAAAGTGAGTTGGTGGAATTTTCAAGATTTTTACACTAATTTATATTTGGGTAAAAAAATGGCATTGTCTCCTGATAAAGGCGGAGAAAGTATTACGGATAAAGCTACATTATATGAAAAAAAACCATCAGCAAAAGAAACTTCTAGAACCGAAACAGAATATTGGCAATCGCAATTTGATTTTTCAGAATTACCTGGTTGTTTTTTACACACAATATACAAGAAAATTAAGTGGGATCTAACCAAAGCTAGAACAAAATATGCCGAAGCAAAAAAATTAAAAAAATTATGGGATGTTTATAAAACTGTAATTTGTTGTGATAGATTTGCTAGTTTAGGAAATTCTGATTATAAAACTTCTGGGTTTTATGCATTAGTTTATGCTGCAGATAAAATTTATGGAGGTGATGGTGCTTCAGTATCTTCAAGAAACGATACAACGGGATTAACATACGCTGTTGATCCAGGAGGAATATATGCATATTGGTGGAAAGAAGTTGAGTTGTGGCCAAGATGGGAAATAGAAGAAATAAGAAATGATTCTTATGAAGTTATAGAATTTGTTAGTAATGAAGAAACAGATAACGCATATCCATTTCCTTTTGCGTTTATAAGTTCTGCCAATAGCTTACAGGGTCATTATTCAGCAGGAATAAGCGGTATAGTAGATACTCGTGCATATAATCTTAATGAAATAATGAATACTACTATTCCTTTAGAATTTGAAGATGATACGGATTATGTCACATTAATGATGAACCCAGGCGTATCTAGTCCATTAGTTATTGATGATACTGAAAGAAAAGCCTTTACATCGTATCCTAAAAAATATCAAATGATGCCAGTTGGTAAGTTTAGAGTTATTAGCGAAGCATGTCCTGATTTTAGTCAGTCAGGAAAAGAAATACCTTGCTCAATAAAATCAAAAAATGCAGGTGGAATGTATTATGGTGGGAAAATTGTTCATATGAAAACGATATCATCAGATAGTTTAGAATTAATTAAAGGTTTTACTCTAGAAAATGCTGAAGAATTGCAACGGGATGTAAAAAAACAAAGATCGCAAATATTTGTTTTTGATTCTGATAATACCCATGATGGTTTGTGTACGGGAGATTGCGCATAATGAAAAAACACATATCAAAACTATTTCAATATTCTTTAGACGAATATTATGGAGTTCAGAGCCAAAAACCAGACTCAAAAAGATTATTTGCACTAAATAACAATAATAATTCTTTTGAGGTTAGCGAACTTGGGCCTTGTATGAATCCAGATGGTTTTGTTTCTAACATAGATTGTCCTAAAGAAAATTTGTTATGCAACTGTCCAAATAAAGAATTTATGCCAAAAGGCATTAGTAATGGTATAGAAATTACATTACCAGAACCAACAAACGAAGAATTATTAGCCTTACGAGCAAAAACAAATGAATGTGTTGCAATATCTACGTATTTAGACAGAACTCGTTGGTTTGGTGTTGATTACTCTAATCAATACTGTTCTTATAATTGTTTTGATGATACTAGTGAGGGTCCATCTGCTGTTGTTGATTATAAAGAAATTCCTGGAATGGCACTAAAACCAGGCGAACAAAATGCAGATAAATCGTTTCCTTATGCTGGAAGAATATCATATTCGGTTGAGTCGCCTATTCCTTGTCATATAATTGGAATGACTTCTGGTATAACATTTCCTAATAATCCAGAAATATTAATTGGCAAAACTGCAAGTAATTTTAAAGACTATATGGCTTATTCCAAAACAAATGCAACATTTTGGAGAACCCCTAAAGAAACACCACTATACAGGAGAGCACAGACCAATCTTCTAACATACCAAAGAGTTAAGATCACAGTTAATGGTGATTTTAGTATAAAACCTGGAAATTTGTTATCTTTGAACATTCCTACTGGAGAAAGCAGAGCTTTAAATGAGACAAGATTTCATGGTCAGTGGATGGTTTATGCGGTTGATCGTGTAATTAATACCCAAAAGCACTCTATGATTTTGTATCTAATGAGAGACGGAAATTATATAAGCCCAGAAACTAATATAGATCCTATAAATACTAATAAAGAACCAGGTTATTAATGCTAGTTTATAAAGATATAGATTTTTTAACGACAAAAAACGAATTAACTTCAGAAATGAACGTTAAGTTGGACACAAACGCTGTGTCTCAAACTATAAAAAATATAATATTAACGTCAAAAAACGAAAAACCGTTTAGTCCTAATTTTGGTGGAAATCTCTATGATTTATTGTTTGTAACACCATCTTTTTTAGAAATAGAATTAAAAAAATCAGAAATTTTTTCTTTATTAGAAATCTATGAAACTAGAGCAACTATTGTTAATATTGATATTATTAATACTAGTTCAGAATATTGGTTGATAACTATAACATATTTTTTAAAAACAAATCCAACTAGGTCTATTACTACAAGCGCAACCGTATTCTTAGGATAATAATTCAACTAAATACATAAAATGACAAATCCACAAATAAATATTTCATCTCTGACATTTGATGATATAAAATCATCATTAAAAACGTATATAACTCAAAACGGATCTCCGTTCCAAAGCTATGTCGGTAGCGCATTCGATAGTTTGTTGGATGTTTTTGCCTATAATACTTTATTCTATTCGTACTACAGTAACATGATTGCAAATGAAACTTTTCTGGATACTGCTACTATAGAAAATAATATAGTATCTTTAGTGAAGCCGTTGGGGGTTCTGGTAGGCGGAAAATCTAGTTCTAGTAAATCTATTACGGCAACAAGTACAGAAACTATCATTACTATTTCGGCATATTCTACTGCTTTTTCTGGATCAAATAATACGTCATCTTATAATTTTTACACAATAGAAGACATTCCAGTAACTTCTCAACCAATGACAATGGCTATTTACGAAGCCAAAACAGTAGTAAAAAACCTGGTAATAACTACAGACATTATAAAACAAAGCGCATTTTTAGGAAACACTAATATAGACATTAACACTCTTACCGTAAAGGTTAATGGTGCGCCGTGGTCAAAATATAATAATTCTCAGACAAATCCTGGACCAAATCGTGAAACTTATTTTATAGACAGAACGTCTTCTGGATTTTATTTGATTTTTGGTAAAAAAACTCTTAACGATTATCAGTCATCTTTTGGTAAAAGTATAGCATATAGTGATGTGGTTACTGTTTCGTATCTGGTTCCTAGTGGCGAAATTGCTAATGGTGTTAGTATCGTTTCTAATGCTAATGTAACTATTAGTAATCAGACAGTTTCTTCTGGTGGAACTGATGCTGTTGACTTGGATTTGATTAGATATTTTGCTCCCAAGATGTTTTCTGCCAATGATCGAGCAGTAACTAGAGACGATTATATCGGTCTTTTGTTAAGTTCTGGATTGCTTCCTTCTTCATCAAATCAAATTAATATTTGGGGCGGAGAAGAAGCAGATCCACCAGCATACGGCAGAGTTTTTGTGTCTTTTGCAAATTCCTCATTAACAAAAAATACTCCTAGTGTGGTATCTTGTATAAATTATCTAAAGAGCAAAAGTATGGTGACTATTATTCCAGAATATACTGGAATGCAACCAATAGGTGTGGAATTAAGTGTTTCTTATTCTGGCGGTACTGATACTGGGGCTGTTATAAAATCTACTATACAAAATTATTACAATGGAACTAAAGTAGGATTTAATAATAGTGTTATAGTTAGTGACATAATATCGTTAATAAGAGCTTTACCAAATTCTGCTAGTGCTGCTATTAATATAACAAATACTAAATTAACTCTGTCTGTGTTTGGTTCTGGTTCCTCTAAAAATGTTTATTTTAAAAACAAACTAAAAATACCTACTACACAAGCAGCAGGACAAGTAATATCTACCGAAATTTTTTCGTATGGTGGACAGAATATAACTTTAAAGGATATTATTACTTTGGGAACAAACGAAGGAAATTTGTACGGTTTTAATACTAGTAATACTAATATTGGAATTTTAGGTTATATTAATTATGAAAATGGCTATGTTACTATAAAACCAAATGTTTTACCAACATACGAAGAAACAAAAATCACAGCAATTCCAGCTAATATCAATAAAATAGATATTAAAAATGAATTAGTTTCAAAAATAACAGCAACAGTAGTGATGTCATGATTTTTTGGTTTAATCGGACTATACCCAATAAAGAATATGAAATAAATGCAGAGATTATTTCTGTTGACTCTAATACAGAAGAAATGCCACGTTCTTTTAGAACTAATACACAAACTAAGTTTGCTGCTCTAACACCACAAACACCGTTACCTGCTACCTGTAATTATCCATTAAATGTTTCTGATATTTTTCCGTATTGGTTAAGAAAAGAAAGTTATGGTATTAGTGCTAGTCTTATATCATTTACTAAAATGTATTATGATTGGTTGACTTGTAGTACTAGCGATCTGAATTCTGTTGGATTTTTGAATATGGAATCTATTAAGGATCCAGAAACTATGCCAGATGCATACGTTAAACACTTATCCAATACGTATCTAAATTCAATACCAACATCATCAATCAATTATCCTGGTTATTCTGATGGTGCCGTAGACCAAAGTAAAATACGTTCATTAATAGACAACGTAAAGGTAAATCTTTACTCTAAAAAAGGAACAAATTCTAGTTATAAACTAGTTATCAATGAACTTTTTGATGTTCATACAGATTCTGTGGTAATTTCTTATCCAAAAACTTTTGTTATGCGGTTAAATGGAGGAATTTATGACTGGATGACTGATGGTGTTACCAGCAGCACAGACATTCAAAGTCTATTTAAACCAGAAATGACCTCTAGTTATTTGAACTTTTCAGTTCTTTATGATGGCAATTTGTGGCAAGATTACTCGTATGTCGTGAATTCTTCTGGAGTGTCTGCAGATGCGTATAATCGTGTAATACGACCACTATTACACCCAGCAGGAACCTTAGACTTTTTTGAAATTAGACAAGACATATTTAATGATCATAATGATGTTTTTAATGTAGAAAAACAGGAAATACCTCAAATTGAAAATTATCTAGGATATACTCTTGGTTCCACAACATCTTTAGATGTCTGTTCTGGAGGAGCAAGTAGCGAACCAATATACACGTTTCCTTATTGGGACAAAGAAATTTCTGCATATCCTGGGATAAGTTTTGGTAATATAAATATAGCAGACTTCTTACTATTAAGTCCAGCTGAAGGATATACATATTTAAACGAAACAAGAGCAGGAATTACCTGTTAACCTACCATGCCAGTATCAAAATTATCATCTTTAACCTTAAATCAAATACCAAAAGAAGTATTTTTAGTTCTTGGCGGGATATCTGGATCGGGAAATGATGCATTTGAGTCTCATTTTGATCCTGTGGTTGCTAAAAGAATACCTAGTAACGAAAAAATCTTGATTGGTCCAAATAATATTTGGCAATCTGGAAAGTACTATACGCCATACTCTATAAATGTTACTAGTAATCATTACGTTTTAAATTCCTCAAATAATGTTGTATATTTGTGTGTTTCCGATAATTCAAATAATGATACTTTGACTCTAGTGAATGTGTCTTCGGTAATTCCTTCTCACACCACCCCAACAATTGTGCAATCAGATGACGGGTATTCTTGGATTCCTATCTTTAGAATAGATCCAGCTCAGTATAAATTCATATCTAATACCGATCTTCCGTTGCCTGAAATTTCTATTCAGGTTGACTATAATTCATTCACAGAAAAATTTCAACCATTATGTGGTTCTGGAATCACATCATTTGGGTGTTGTTGCTTGTATTTCAAAGAAAATAGTGTTGATGAAATTACTGCTGAAGTTTATTCTCAAGGCGATGTAACTAACGAAACTATATTTTCCGACTGTTACGAGTGCCAAAAACTAGCAGATGCCCTAGACCGAGAAGTTATCTTTCTTTCTGGTCAGACCGCAGGATCTATAAAATCTAGTAGTACTGGGGAAAATCCATTATGTCCTGCCACCAAGACAATTCAAACAATTGCAGAACAATTAGAATCTAACAAATATATAACAATTCCAGGAAGCAGCAACGAATTTGCTTATAATTTGATATCAAATTTTACAAATTCTACTGGTATTTTGTTTGCTCGTATAGATTTAACAGGAATAACTACGGCTAATAGACAAGTAACTACAAGTAATCCTTCGGTTACCATTATAGATCCAACTGGTTCTGGTGCTGTGGTTAACCTGAAAACTATACAAATTAGTGAATATTTACACGAAGTTGTTGGCATTCAGATGACTTCAAGTGGGTCTGGTTACGATGGAGTTCCAGATCATAAGATTGTTGGTCTGGTTAAGAATCATCCTTTAAATAATGCAATTACCTTAGATATATTTCCAGAAGGTATGTTTGAACAATCAACTCAGTTTGTTTCTCCTACTTCCTATAAAATTATTACTTCTATTACTACTGATTCCCTGTTAGACGTTATTGCCTCGCCAAAATTAACAAAATACGCTATATTAACAGATCCTCTATATTACGATAGTGCTGCTCCAGTAAAGTACACAAAAAATAATGCAGACTATTTTACACTAGAGGAAAGAATTTTATGTGGCCAATGCTTAAGTATAGATACAGATGTTAGCATAGAAAGTTTTACAGCACCAGTAGTTTCAATAGTTTCAGGATCACCAAGGTTATATGATGCTCCAGTAACTAGTTCTCAGGTGGTTTCTAATAGCAGTAATTCTGCATATTCTGTGTACATTAGTGCAATTAAAAAGGCATCAGATAACAAAATTACATTTTATAAAGGAGCAAGTACTTTTAGTACTACTGGAGTGGCTTTATACACAACAGATACAAAAAATTCCATCACATTGGGAGACACGGTTCTTATAGGAATAACGTCATATCGTACACTACACAAAGAAACCCCAGTTATAGACAAAATTTCAGGAAAATATGTTTCTTCTGGTTTATTGGAAAATGCCATATCAAACACCTTAGCAGAAACAACAAAATCATATTCATTTAATATTAGTATAAATACAGTGTAACATAAAATGACAATACCACTACCATTCAAAACTCCGTTTCCCCTAACTACGAATCCTTTCAGGAGTCGTGTTGAAGCACAAACCGAGGAAGCAAAAAATTATTATGCAGTTGCATTTAAGCCTGGCTATCCTCTCCAGGCATCAGAATTAAACGAAATTCAAGAAATATTTTATGTTCAGCAAACATTAACTCAAGAGATGATTTCGGCTTGGACCAGTTATTCTGTTTTGAGCAGTACAGCAGGTGGTTCAGTTACTGGCCCAGGATGGCAAGGTTGTACTCCATTGAAACCCAATTTAATTGGTACAAATACAGGTGATCCGACTTCTATAACACTAACAGCACTAGCTGGTTGGTATTTAGTTAAGCATACCGATATAAATAGTGGATTTGGTGTTTGGGTATATAATATTACAGATACTATTATTGTTAACAATTTAGTACCTGTTGCTAGTGGTCCCACTACTACTTACGGAATAATAGTAAAGCCAATAACAATTCAGTGCACTCAAAGTGAACCAATTTCCACAGAAGACACCAGTCTTCAGGATCAATCCAGTATTAATGTGGTAAACGGTCCTTGTGGTGCAGCGAGAATGAAATTAGAAGTAATTGGATTTGGTAGTTCTGCAGGAACAGGGCAATATTTAGCACCAATATTAACTGGTACTGCAAATGCTGCAACAGCTCAAGCCACATTTTCTAACAATTATGTTATTAAGACAACACTATGACAACAATTCCTTCTTTAGCTGGTACAGACACATTTAACACTTGGTTTAATACTACTAATAGTATTATCACAACCATCAATGGTATTAGTATGTACCGAGGGTTTTCTGGAGATGGCGTTAATGTAACTTTCGATAGCAATGGAAACTATACATTTAGTCATTCCAATAATGTGAATACTGGAGTAACCTTTAACGGAAATATTACGTTTAATGGCAGTGTTGCTTTTGCTAGTGGTGGTCCCTCTATCACCACAACAACAATCAATATTACTCCTAAAATATCAGGACTAACTGCAGGAAATATAGTTATTGTTAGTCCAACTCTAGGATTAACTCTTGCAAAAGCAGACAGCGCAGTTAACGCTGAAGTGTTTGGTGTTGTAGTAAACCAGACAGCAACCAGCACAGTAGTCGCTGTTGGTGGTTCAGTTAATAATGATTTGTTTAGTAAAACTATCGGCAATGCTTTAGGTATTTCTGGTGCAACACTAACTCCAGGTCAAGCATACTTTCTTAGTCCAACAGTGAGTGGCGGCATCACAACCACAGAACCAAATACTTACGGTCAAGTATCAAAACCAGTTTTGTTGGGAATTACAGGAAATTCTGGATTGTTTTTACCTTATCGTGGTGTATTACTAGAAGGTATTAGTGCTGGTATTACTGCTGAATTAGATAACAAGGTCATTATTGAACTTGATTACAGCTCACCACTAGGGGCAGGATATACTTCTGGTGCTTCCGTAAAAGTTGGAGATCCTGTTTGTTATTATGTGGATAATACTGAAGGAATTGTTAATATTGGTTATCCTTTTGCTTCTTATAAAGTAGTTGGTAAAATAAATAATAGTACTTATAATGTTGGATTCGTTCCTGACGTTAATGTTGCAACTACAACTTTAAGCTCTGTTATTGAAAGTTCATTTTTAGGTCTGGTAAGCAAAATAATTAGTAATGCTGGTTCCAAATACATATTGGAAGTCACAACTCCTGGTGGTTCTTTTAACGCCACTATTT